ACCTGATTAAATCGTTTAGTGAATGTAGCTGTAGTACCGATACCTTTAGATATCTCTGCTACAACACGACTAATCTGGTCCTTCATAACACTGAAGGCTTGCTCAGATGTGCCTTCCATTGTTTCGAATTCAGAGCTTAAGGACTCTGCTTGGTTAATGAGGGCGTTAAACACAACCTCAGTTGTTAGTTTTCCTTCTTGGGCAATGTTACGGATAGCACCTAGTGGTACCTCCATTTCATCAGCAATAGCTTGTGCCAAGCGGGGTGCGGCTTCTAGAACAGAGTTAAGTTCTTCACCACGGAGTTGTCCAGCAGCTAAGCCTTGGCCTAACTGTACAAGAGCACCTCTAGCACTCTCAGCACTACTACCAGAGATGGCAACAGCTTTGTTAACGGACTCAACAGCCTTTAGGATGTCTTCAGAAGACTTACCAGCATCTTTCAATGCGATACCAAAACGGTTGAATGTGTCTGCGGAACCAGCAATATCACCACGGGTCTGTTTGGCAATCTTAAACAAGCTGTTCATAGTCTTGTCTAGTTCTTTACCACGGCCTGTAACCAGTGCGATACGGTTCTCTAAGTTTGTAAGTGAGTCAGTAGCTTTGTTAATACCTTTAACAGCCATACCACCACTGAAGGCAGCTGAAATACCAATAGCAAGGTTCCTAAACGCTCTACCAGCTGCTGCTGTACGTTTCTCGATATTACTTACTGAGTTCTCTAATTTGTTTAAATCATTTCTTGCTTGTCTCGAATCAGAGCGTACTCTGATTTCTACACCACTCATAGCGGTCTCCTTTCATAAAAAAAGCCCCTAACGATTATTCCTTCATAAAGGATAAACCATCAGGGGCTAATTAATAGGGTTAGGGTTGAAGAACCCCTATCTTCATTAACACCTGCTCAATGAAGTAGCTGGGTGCTTGTTTACTGTGTCCTCTGTTGAGGTATTCGATGTACTCTACTTTGTTAAGTATAGAACCATCTAGATACCCATCAGGGGCATAATAAGTTTGGTCTTCCCAACCAGCACGGGCTTTACCTGTGTCAACTGGAGTCACTAACTTTAGTGTCTTGGTAGCGTAAGCTACTCTGGATTTTATATCATCATTAGCGAGTCTCTTAACTTCGCGTTCAACTCTGTCCATTTCTTGTCGAAAGTTGACTATCTCTAAAGAGAGTTTACCAGCCATGTTATTCATCCTTTGATAATAAGTTCCACCCAGAGTCATCACCACCTTTGGCTCTTAGCATGTTCTCTAGGAACTTACCAGAAGGTAGTGCATTGCCTTTGGCTTTCTCAGCCTCAGCTCTGTCGTTAATTACTTTTAAGGAACCAAATATTTGGTGTCCTCTTTCTTTTACACCAGCAGCATTCATAAGCAATGCTGTGCGGTGGTCGTCTCTCCAACCTACTGGTCTTCGCTTGAAGAACTCTATCCACTTAAGAAACTCCGTGTGGGGCATTTCTGACTCTAACTTATACACAGGAATACCTAATGTATAAGCTAGTTCGTAGATAGATTCTTCGTGTGGGGTTAGTTTCCCTCAGCAGTGTCTCCTAAACCTGAGAAGGCAAGGATTTCATTTGACAGGTCACTAAGTTCACCAATTGGAAAGGTGTCAAAATCTTTATCGGAAATTTCATCAGCACCGACTACTGCAAGACGAATAACGTCACGCAACAAACCAAGTTGAGCATCTTCTGCTTTAGACTTGCTTGACTTCTTGACCATGTCCTGAACTTTCATTACTTCAGCAACGGACATTTTACGGACTTCTACTTCGTCGCCCATGAATGGGACTTTTTTAGTGATTACTTTACCAACGAGATGTTTCATTGTTTTGGTTCCTTGTATAAATTAAAACTTGTCTTTTTCTGAGAATAACTCAGGGTTATTTTTTTGAAAATCGTCTAAGAGTTTGCGAACAGTGTGTAGTGTAGATAGTGTTTCCATAATCTCTTTACCTGTCTCACTTGCGTTATCAAAATCTTGGAAACGCTCAAAGGACTTTCGAATACTGATATCAACGCTCCTACGCATATGACGAAATGTCGTACGCATAACAAACGCTTTACTGAATGGTTTATCCATGATAAAACTACTTTCTAGCTAAGGTAAGGGGGAGACCCCGAAGAGTCCCCACCTTTTAGTTATTAGGCCAAAGTTGCTGGACCCATAAAGTCAGACTGAGCTGACAAAGTAACAGTAGCTGTAGTAGCGTCTGTCAAAGCTGGGTTAACCAAGATAGCTTCAACACGACCGATGAAGTAGAACGAAGTGTTCTCAACAGCCAAAGTTGTATCAGCGCCTTCGTCTTGAGTAACTGCAGAAGCAGCCATCATGAAGCGGAAGATAACTTCTTTACCAATCAACTGGTGAATTTCTTGCATGTCGTCTGCAATGTAGTTCACTGTGACTTCCATGGTTGGAGCGTCAGATTGACCCTGAACCTGCGAAGATGTCTTCTGACCGTATACTGGAACGTTTACGATGTTTGCAGGTGTACCCACGGATGGGAATTCACGCACAGAAGGCATTCGGATGTGGTCAGCGTCAGCTGTACCTGGAGTACCACCTACGAACAGAGCAGCGCATTCAGCAGCTGTGTCTGTTGCAGCAGGGATTGTACCTGTGAAGATGTCTAGGTAGGTAAAGATACCTGAACCTAATGAAGAGATATGTGCCATTTTATATGTCCTTATAAATTGTAAATGGAATGAAGTAAGAACCACTGTATAGCGATTCGTTGTAGGGGTCTAAACCCTCAATGTTGATGTAGGATGTCCCAAGCTGGGTTCCGTGAGCTAGTCTTTTGTTGTCCATGACGGTGTCAAGTTTGTCAGCTACTTTCATGAGCTTTACTTGACCTTCACCAGCAGGGACGAACATCTTGATAGCGACTACTCCTGTTATATTCTTACTATCACCACCGTAAGCATAGTTATTGCTATCAGCGGGTAGTATCGAAAAGATATTATACTCTCTTGCAGGTTTGCCATTCTTAACTATATCACCTTGATAGTTAGCAGGGAAAATAGTAAGATTGTCTGGACCATTAGCAAGGTTTCTAAATACCGACTCTATATCTTGTAATACCAAATCAAACACTAGACGTCTCCCTTACGTTTGAGGGTAGCCTCGATTACAAAGTCATTGTCTTTCCAGTCAACGATTTTATAGTCACGACCATTAACAGTCAAAGTGTCATAAACAGACAAGTCAAAACCTGTACGCATTATTGCGCTGGTTGTGTAGTCTGTCCCAGAGGCTTTCTTAGTATCTTCTAAGATTACCTCTATCTTCTTTGTTTGAGTTACACCTACAGGCTCTCTCAGAGTGTAGTCCCAGTCGGTTACCGTTTCAGAAGTAAGAGTAGCCAGAACAACCAAGTCACCGCAAGCTGCGAAAACTTTGTCTACGGCATTTGTTATTGTTCTTCGTAATGACATTAATTAGCCCTCCACCAGATAGCACCTGAGCGACCATAACCAGCTGCACCTCTGTGGATGAGTGGTTTCAAGGGTCTCATAACCATGCTAGGTCTGATTTCGAAGGTAGTGTCATCGTCTTTGCTATTTGAGTCCGATAAGCTTATAGAGCCTACTGTGATGCTTTCGAACCTTTGTTCTTTAGCACCCACATGAAGTAGGTTCTCGTTGTTTAACAGATGTAATGCCTGTTCAAAAACAGCCACTTTAACCCGCTCTGGGACCTCGCTCTCGGAGATAACTACATGAAGACCTAAACGATTATCAAAATAGTGAGCACCGGAACGAGGCCATGCAAGAGCTTGGGAAGAACTAACAGCAGAACCAATCCAAGTATGGTCATCTACTAAGTTTGTAGCAGTAACCAGTGCTTGTTCCTTGAGTTCGTCATCAGCGTCAAACCAGTTGGCACTGTCAATACGAGTTTCAAAGTAGCTGTCAGCGTCTGCTGTTTCTACATAACTGTTTGTATTAAGTACAATTGCCATTAGTTCCTCCAATCAAATTAAGCGTGGAAAATAGGCAGTACGCCTAAGTTCAATGCGTCCATTTTACGTGCGTACGAAGCGCCAGCGC